GTAAAATGGACTGGCCTATCCGCGTCCATCCTGTCAGAGCGGATTGATTACAACCCATCGAACTGGCATTACAGACGCCACACAAGTTCCTTCACACGCCCTTTTCTGTCTTTGAAAATAGACAGCATAGAGGATGCGGGCGCGGGCTGGGTCTATGACTTTACAGTGCCGGACATCCATGACTTTTACGCCAATGGAATGCTGGTCCATAACACAGTGCCCAAACACAGCTATTGGGGCAAACGCATGAGAGAATGCATCGTCGCGCCGGACGGGCATGTCATCATCGCACGGGATTATTCACAAGGGGAACTCAAGGTTACAGCTTGCTGGGCTGGCGAACACCAGATGATAAAGGCCTACCAAGCGGGGATTGATCTGCATTCCCTGACAGCCGCGACCGTAAACGGCATGTCCTACGAGGAAGCGATGTTCCTCAAGAAAAACGATTACCCAGCCTACGAGAAGTTCCGTCAATCTGGCAAGGCCGGGAACTTTGGCCTGATCTATGGCATGTCGGCTTATGGCTTTATGATGTATGCCGAAGCCGTCTATGGGGTAAAGCTGACCCTAGAGAAAGCCGAAGCCATGCGGGACGCCTTTTTCGGGGGCTATCCGGGGCTTGTAGATTGGCACCACAGACAGATCATGGAAGCCCATCAATACGGCTATGTCCGCTCTCCCCTTGGCCGCATTCGACACCTTCCCAACATAGCAAGCCCTATCAAAAAGATCAGGGAAGGGGCAGAGAAACAGGCGATCAACAGCCCGATCCAAGGCACTCTTGTAGACATGATGTGGTGGAGTATGGGACTGATAGAAAAGCACAAACCCCACCTGCTGAACCCCTTTGCTCAAATCCACGATCAAGGCTTGTGGTACACGCCAGAGGACAAGATTGACGAGGCGCTGGCCTACTCTGGAGAGATAATGGAAGGCCTACCTTTTCACAAATTCTTTGGCTGGAAACCAGACCTTGTTTTTGACACCGATGCTGAGGTAGGATTGAACCTAGCAGGTCTTGAGAAAGTGGCGGCATAACCCATGACAAACGAAAGCAAGAAAAAGCCGGAAGGTCGCGTGTTGAGTGGCCAGAGCAAGGACATCTTCAAGTCCATGTCAGGGGGCAGGTCTGACTATGGGGGTCTGATCATATCGGCCCTCACTGGAAAATCCCAAAACGAACTCAGGGACAGCATCGCCAAGAGTTTGACGGGCGATGCCTTGCAATCCTTCAAAAAGGCAATCGCTACGAGTGGCGAAGTGATGGCGACCTTGCTGGACGCCGAGGATCAATTCTTTCACGATTACCTGCGTATCTCAGATGGACCGGCCCTTATCGCCCCGCCTATCGCACCCGAACGTCTTGAGCGGCTGGTAGCCGAAAGCAATGCAGTCGAACCTTGCATCGCCGCCATGACTACCAACATATCCTGCACTGGCCTGTCTTTGCTGCCCGCAGAAGGTGGTGAGGCCGATCTTACGGAAGCTGACAAAACCCAACGCACGAACCTGATGGACTTCTTCAAGGAATGCGCCCCTCGTGTTTCGTTTCTGCGAGTGCGCAAGCAACTGCGCCGCGATCTGCACACCACCGGAAACAGCTACATGGTGGTGGAACGAACTCTTGCTGGGGAATTGGCCTTCGTCCGACGCGCCCCCGCCAAGTCGATGCGAATGATCAAGCTGGATCAAGCCGTCCCTGTTACCGTAATCTTGCGCCGGGGCGGTAACGAAATTGAAATGATCGTCAACCGATCAGAGCGACGGTTCGTTCAAAAGATCGGCACCAAGCTGGTATATTACAAGGAATATGGTTCCCAGCGCGATCTGGATCGTACAACGGGGCAGTGGTCAAAAGAGGGGGAAACCCTTACCCCGAACAAGCGGGCGCACGAGGTAATCCACGACAAGGATATCGAGGACGTGAAATCCCCCTACGGAATGCCCCGGTGGATTACCCAGCTTCCTTCCGTTCTCGGATCACGCATGGCAGAGGAACACAATCTTGCCTACTTCCAGTCCGGCGGCATCCCCCCGGTAATGGTGTTCATCACAGGCGGTATCGTATCCGAGGAAGTGGCCAAGGCGATCAACTCCTATCTGGACGGTGGGTCCAAGGACAAACAGCGCGGCGTAGCAGTAGAGGTTCCTTCCTCTGGTGATCTGGGCAACGAGAAAGCCGCCAGTGTGACAGTTGAAAAATTCGGATCGCAAGATGCTGACAGCACCTTCGAAAACTACGACGAAAGATGTGAGAAGCGTATCCGCAAGGCTTTCCGCTTGCCGGGTATTTTTCTGGGTATGAGTGACAACTACAACTTCGCCACGGCTCACGCTTCCTATGTGGTGGCCGAGGCGCAGGTGTTTGCACCAGAGCGCGACGAGGAAGACGAACGGATTAATATGACCATCATGCGGGAAATTGACCCCGAAGGAAAATGGCGCGTCGTGTCCGCGCCCCTGTCTGTGCAAGACGTGAACCTCCAACTCAAGGGTATCCAGATGCTATCCGCTATCCGGGGCGTAGGACTGTCGGACATAGTGGACTCTATCGCGCAGGTAACTGGTCTGGAAATAGAATTGAGTGATGATTACACAGGGGCCGTGGTTGGCGATCTGAGTGGCCTTCTACCGCCGATGGCCCCTGATGGCCAGCCCCCACAGGAAGGCGACACAGCGCCCCCCGCAGTAAGCACAGAGGGCAATGATCAAACCCCACCCACCGCGCCTGAACCGCCAGCGCCCGGCGTAACCTCCCAAGTCCGGAATGAGGCGCAAGTTCTGGCCGCCCGTATCGCCCGCGCCGTGCGCGAGTTTGACGACATGCAAGAGGACAGCGATCTTGCTAACATGCTGGAACTCGAAAAGACCTATGATGCCTTGCCCCCCGGCGGTCAGGAAATCGTAAACACGGCACTTGGCCCGGTCTTGTATAACAGCACGTTTCTGTACGGCGCGGCGTTGTCAGACATTGCGGCAGGCTATGCCAAGGCCGCGTTCAATTCTGCCCGTCAGATGCGACAGAAACACAAGGAGACAGCCTGATGTCGGTCTATGTTGACAACCCTGAAATCCCCTATGGTCGGATGAAGATGTGCCACTTGCTGGCAGACACGACCCAAGAACTGCTGGACATGGCTACCAAGATCGGGCTTGCCCATCGGCACATTCAACATGCCGGGCAACCCAACGAGCATTTCGATGTGTCTATGTCCTACCGAAAAAAGGCCATTGATCACGGGGCGCTGTCTGTAGACGGGAAAAAGCTGGTTCGGATTATCCGGGCGCGGCGGGCTTACCTTGCCAGCATTCAAGACGTGCATACCCCGCCCGCGCCTGAGGATATCCCTGACTGGGAACCCGAGGATGTCGAAGTGAACGAACCAGCCCCAGCCGACCCCGAGGACTCTGACCTCAAAAACGAGATTGGAAAACGGGGCGGCGTCCGGATCAAGATCAAGGGCGCTGGGGCAAAATCTCACGAGGATTACCCCGACGAGGCCGCTGAGGAATGAAACCCTTTAACGCGGCGACCCTGAGTAACGGGGTTCTGGCGATATCGGATGATCTGTCGACGGCCCTGACTTCCCGCCTGACCAAATCAATAAGCGTGGAACTCAGGGCGATTGCCGCCTTCCTAAAGAATGGGCTGTTCGAGGAAGCCAAGACAGCCGCGCGTGAACTTGAGTTCATGACGGCCCTTGACAAGGCCGACACGATAATTCGGAAATTTACCCGGTCCGCCGCCCTAATCGGGGCCGGGGCAGTTGATAGCCCGGTAACCTCTCTGTTCGCCAATAGTGGCGGCTTTCCCTTTGAAGTGGACAAGGCCGCCGTCCGTTCGATCAAGGCGATGATCAATCGTGGCCTGACTGTGAACACCCGCAAGAAAGTGTTGGCACAGATAGGTAGGGCCGAACGCTTCCAGAAAGCGGCGGACCCACTTGATCCGGACGTGCTGGCCAACCAGATCAATCGTTACCTGAGAGGCGAAATACGCCGCGTTGTGGACGTGTCGTCCAACCTCATAGGAACTCGGGTTTCCGCCTACGGAATGCTGCACGAGGCAAGGGCGCGGGGGATCAGCCTCTATCGCATTGACGCAGTTCTGGACGACCGGACTACCGATATCTGCCGCAATTTGAACGGACGGGTATTCAAGGTGGAGCAATCCTTTTCTAGGGTCGGGACGCTCTTGAGCCTTACTGATCATTCTGACCAAAAGAAAGCGGCACCCTTCCCCGAACTAAGTCAGATAGAGGGCAAGACGGACGAGGAACTTCAAGAAATGGGGATCGCTACTCCCCCGTTCCATTTCCTGTGCCGGACTGTCATAACCCTGATAGACACTGAAGTGGTTTATGAACCGCTACCCCATGCCGCCTTCGCCGTGCCGAACCCCAGTACGAGTGAAGCCAAAAACTTCTTTATCAAACTTGCAGCCCTGACCGCGTTAAAACTGGGTGTCAAGGCCAGCGAAATGATTGACATGAACGACTTCGATGTTGCTGGTTTTCTAGGCTCTGCTATCAGGGCCGGGGAATTAGGAGTGCAAGCCCTAGCCCTGAACCGATACACTGGATCAAGCTACAGACAGATCAACGGGGCGTTGCGTGACAACAGAATGCCCAGCGATGATACCGTCAAGTATATCAGGGAAATTGACAACTTTTTCGAAACCAATACTCTAGACGAAACCCTGACCACTTACCGGGGAATTGGAGACGAGGGCCTATACCAGCGTATGAGGGGGTCCGTTGGTCTGACTTTTCAAGATGACGGCATAGTCAGCACAAGTCTGGAACACAGGACAGCCATAAGTTTCAGCAAGGGAACCAACCGGGTTGTGCAGATTGTTTTACCCGCCGGGCAGAAAGCCTTTGCCGCCGATCTGATAAGTGACAACGCGGGGGAGGCCGAAATCATAACGGCCCGATCCTCACAATTCAGAGTAATTGGGGAACAGACCATCATAGTGGACGGCAAGGAAGTTACGGTGTTGCAAGCCGTCTTGATAGGCCAAGGCGACAAGCTGGACCCATCCGATATTGGAACACTGCAACTGCCTGACGCCGAGGCCGTAATCAAGAGTGACGGCAGCAACAAGTTCGCGTGGATGGGGTCTGATCTGAGGACGGTTACTGCAACTTAGTGGTTGACAGACGCCTATCCGGGCTTTATGGTAGTAGGATGGAGAATGTAAATGCCCCTGCACTTTGAAAACATCACCAAACCAGTTACCCCGAAAGCCGAGGACAAGTTTACTTGGAAGTCCGGCGATCTGCGGATCGTATCACCGCCCTCCCCAAAGGAAGCGCCTGCATGTTCAAACGACTTGACGAAGACGAAGCCCTGATCGTAGAGAACGGCGTTTACAAACCAGCCGAGATATACGCAGGGCCGGGACAGGGTTTATACATCAAGGCCAAGGGCGGCTTTGTCAGGATAAAACGGGACGGCTCTACTTCACACCCCACTGTCAGACTGCAAACCTTGATGCGGGAAGGCCCCATTTATCAAGATACGTTTGGTCGCGTGTGCTATACCGAAGGGGAAGGACGGCGAGAAATGGAAATCCAGATCAAGGATGGTCTGACCCTTATAAAACCAATCAAGGCCCTGCCCAAGCCGACAGTCTGATCACGAGCATTGACAAACTCGCACTAGGGCGCTTACTATTCCAGAATGCAATCACCCAACGGAAGGACTTCTCATGCCAAAGCTGCGCAATGCTACCACAGACCTCGGAAAGATGACCCAATACCTCGCACGGAAATGTGTGATCCATTCCCCTCAGGCCGAACTGGACTGGGATGCTGACGAGGCCGTGTCCAAGGGAAAGCGTTTCGGCACGAACGAGCATTACCAAGGGGCGGTAGTCAAGCTGCTATCCGAGCGGTCCTTGACTGCCGGACGCGAGCCGCACCAGTTCGTCGCTTTCTCCCCCAAGGGCCGCGCGATCAAGGTGACCCTTGAGGAAATCAACTCCGACGATCTGGATCAAGAATTGCTCACTGCTGTAGGGTCGTAATGGTCCCCACCCTTACCTGCGACAGTGAGTAAGGCGCACTCCCCCAAGGAAAGCGCCACTGGAAGCCTCCTTGTCTCTGATAGAGTCCGGGGGGCTTTCCTTTGAGTAGGCCTCACAGGCCCCCTTCCAGCGCCGCCTAGACACCCTCTTGTGTGAAAGCCCCCTTGCCATTAGTATGACGTAACCCAAATCGGAGTTTCCCATGCCAGTCATCGTCACAAAGAGTGCCCGCCTCGACATCCATGACGAAATCAAATCGCAGCGAAACCTCGACGCCAAGATCGTGTCAATGAAGTGGGTGTCCGTCCTCCCCTTGATCAAAGAGGCTGGGAAGAAACCCAAGGGCCACGAAATGTGGGACGTGGAAGTTGACGGGCTGGGGAACTTCGAAGTGAAGGTGGTTATCCCGTCCCGCACTCATACCGGGAAGGACGCCGCCCGCCGGACCGAGGCCGTAAAAGAACTCGTCCGCAAGGAAGTATCAGATCAGATCGAACAGGCCGTAAAGGATCACTCAGGATAAGTGAACTCAAGTGCATATTCGGGAGTCCTTTATTAGTGGCATTATAAGGCTTTTAAGATCATTTAGTTGTTGACAGACGGAAACTAGGGCGCTATCTAGAGGGCACACCACAAAGCCCTTGGAGGTATCCCATGCACGACATATTCAAAAAACCCCGCCCTGATTTTATTCGCGTGGGCTACAACACCCTCTCGGATAACTTCTATATCGAAATCGTCAGCAAGCCGCCCAGACAAGTCCTCACCCTGTCCTTTGCACGGGCCGATACGGCGGCGGACCTTCTGATCAGCAACGGCGTGATGCACTTCGATTACAAAACCGACCTCGCATTGCACAGCACCCGTTTCGTGGAATTTGTAAAAGCGTATGACGCGCTTGGCATGGCCCATGACGCAAAGACCCGCGCATGAACCGGCTCGAAAGCGCCTATGACCGGGGCGACAGCGCGGCCTATTACGGGCGGCGCGGCGACGAACCCAACCTCGAAATTTGCACAGGTAATGTCCTTGCCCGTACTTATAAGTGCGAGGCCGTGGTCAAAGCTGACATGACGCAAGACGAGATCGCGGCCTTCTATCGGGGCTACGAAGAAAACCCCAGTGGAAGGAAAGACTGGCGATGAAACTTTATGGCTATTATGACGAGACTGCCCCGTCTGGAATGCGGGGATTTACCTCCAAGAGGCTGGCCAAGTCTCAACGATCCAAAGACTACGCAAGGGCAAAGCGCCCCGAATTGTTCTTGATCGACATTGGCGAACTCACACATCAACGCGCGGCGGACCTCCTGACAGGAGAAGGCTTTGCCGAATTGATGGAAGACATCCTGTGAGGGCTTGGCACACAGCGCCGTGTTCCGAATGCCCCTTTCGGCGCACCAGCCCACAAGGCTATCTGGGGGGTTGGGCACCAGAGCATTATGCGGACGCTATTCAGGCCGGGGTGATTACCGCCTGCCACCAGCAAGATCACGGACCAGAGCAAGACATCACAGCCTTCTGTGCCGGGGCCGCGTCCGTCATGGCGAACAACTGTCAAGTTCCTATCGGGAACGAGCCGGGGCAATCAGGGGCCATGGAGTTCCGAAACGAGGTAGGCCGCCGGGAAGACACCTTCATCAACGCCGCCGCGTTCTATCAGTATCACGCGGGCCTAGCCTACGTCCCTTTCCCCTTGAGGCCAAAACCATGAGCGCACCCCTCTATTCCCGGTATCGACGCAATGCAGAACGGGAGGCTTCAAGGTTCAGCAAGAAATCCCCTATCCGCAAACTGATACCCGCATGGCGCAAGCCGGACACCCGCGTCTATTCCCTATCCGACAGGGCAAGCTATGAGGCGGGCGTCTGGTCCACCCACGATCCGGGCGAATTACTGAGAGGCATGTCCACACACTACATGCCGACGCCTCAGGTCTGGATCGAATTTGACTGGATGTCTTTTAACAAGGGGACGAACCGCACACCCCTTGAGGCCAGAGACAAGCACTCCGTGGTGACCATGGAATATGGGCAGAACGTCCACGCCCCCGCGACTTCCCCCGTCCGCATGGGGATCATGCTGTATAGCCCACATCTGCTGTCTCAATTCTATAATGGCCGCAATCCCGAACCCGCAACCGAGAAGACCATCTTTGCCTTCATGTTCTATCTGTTTTCCGGCGGCGCGTGTTTCATCGGCCCCCAGATGATGTGCTGGAACCCGTACTACGATATCGGCTGGAATGAGCGTTATCATAAAGGCCTTATGGCCGGGCTGGAAAAAGGCACCAGCACCACCTTGTTTACAGACCTCAAATCGGACGGGAGTATCAAACCAAAGAGCGTAGCGCTGGGGCGATCTTACTGCGACCGCTATGAAGAAAAACATCCGAGGCTGGTGACGCGACTTCAAGAGCGCACAGGGATTACCCTGATAGGATCACCAGTGGCGCACAACATGCCATGGGGTGAAACAGAGGGGTCCACCAGATCGGCCCTAGCGTGCCTCACAGCGGCGCTATCCGCCCGCGCCCCCGGATATGCCCCAGCAACAGGGAAGGTGCCCACAGAGCGCATAGAGCGCCCAAGAGGACCAGAATGTACCCGACCCGTAGAGGTTGATCTGTTTATACGAGAGCGACCGCGCAAACCGGGGCAAAGTCTGAGGGCCAGTGTCGGGCATCTTGAGGCGATCAAGAAAGGGCTTCACACCGTAGTGGCGCATTATGCCTATCGCGCCCGTCAGGATGGCGGCGATCCTACGGCCTGCACCAAGAGCGCACATCACGACTTCGAGGACATAGGCGGGACCAAAAGCCAAGCCTGTATCTATTGCCAGCAACGGCGCTGGTTCAGGGATCAACACGAGCGCGGCGACGAGGCATATGGGATCGTGCCACAGAAAATCTACAACGTCCGGATAGGGGCCGTTATGCCCGATGCACCCGAGTTCACCACTATTCAAGAGGAAAAGCCATGACAGTCAAGAAACCCAGAGTGAGCAAGGCCCCCAAGGCCGAAAACAAGACAACCACCGACGACACGGTTTTTGCAAACCCTTTCGTAAAAAACCTCAAGGGGGTAAAGATCGCCGATCTGCGATCAATGATACACGAGTTCTATGCCGCCAACGCCCGGATACGGAGTGACGTAAAACAGGCGAACATCTCCAAAAAGGCGGCGGATGATGAAGTAATTTACCTCAGTCGCCAACTGGTTCTACGGACACAAGAGCGCGACAAGGCGGTCGGCGATCTGATCGACAATGAGAAACACGTCGCCCTCAGTCAATCGCGCAGGGAACTGCTTGACGATCAGACCAAGAGGATGGGCGTACTCCTTGGCGAGGGACACGCACTCAGCGAAGAAGTCAGGGCTATTACCCTTGAACTGGCGGACGCACGGATCGCGCTTATGAAGATGGACGAGGCCCACGCAGAAATCACCAACAGCCGGGATGCGATGGACGCCAGACTGAAACAGTCCAAGGAAGAATTGCGGGTGCAGAACGGCAAGCTATCGGTCTTGATGGACGCCATGGCCCTCATGTCCGAGGGATATGCACGCGGGTCCAGAAAGTAGGAAGCCGACCTATTCTCTTGGTTGACAAATTAGGAGGGGGGCGGCATCCTGCCCCTTACCACCGCTACCGCAAGGACTAATTCTGGATGATCGAGTTCAAGCCGCCTGCACTATACAAGCCCGCGATTGAACCCACATGGCCGGACTTCATAGAAATCGCCTTAGCAACTGGTCCAGATCAGCCCTACCCGCTGATGGACAAGCACACAGGCAAGGGGATCGCCGGAGTTCTAGCCGTCAGCCTGCAACTCGACACAGATGAATTGGCCACCGCCACCATCACCTTCAAGATCGCTCACAAGAAAACCGGGGCGGAACTGATAACCACGTTCGGTAGCGATGGGGCGCTCCACTTTTTTCCTGCCCCCGATCCAGACGCACCCAAACTCAAATACTTCAAGTTTGGACAGAGCAAGACAGACAAGACGAAATGGGACTTGAGCGGGTTCGAAAAAGGATGGGGTTAGTGCGGGCCACAGTGATCACCGACGCAAGCTGGTGCCCCAAGACCAAGGCCGGGGGTTGGGCCGCTTGGATATCCGGTATTCAAAGACCGGCGATCAAAAAGAGCGGGGAGTTCCACAAACACCCGACAACCAACAATCATGCAGAACTACTCGCGGCACTGAATGGTATCATCCTAGCCTATCGTCTTGGCGCACGAGATATCCTGATCCAGTCAGACAACACCGGGGTTGGGACGGCGATGGACAAGGCACTCTGGAAATCCACCAAGGCGCTTCATTTCCCGAAAGCGGTGGTATCCTATCGACACGTCCGA